CTCCAGGTGCCAGGTTACGCCACGGGAAGAACGAGCATCCTGGACGCGCTACTGAGCGTCGTGGCCGTGCCCGAGGACGTTCCCTGCGCCCACTGGAGTTTCAAGGTTCCAGCCACCGTGACGTCAACGGTGAGATCCTCCCGGACCACTCCCGTACCTGACCCGTCGAGCCCGTACGTGACGGCCGTAGTGCTGGAGATGGCCTGCACGTTCATGGTGGTCGCCGTCCGGTCAGACGTGGCGGACTGCGGGCCGAGTGCACCTCGGTAGATCGTCATCGTCCCCGTGTTGTTCCACGCGACCTTCAGGTCACCAGCCGCGGCGCCGGACGCATGAAGCCAGATCCAAATGCAGTACGTGCCGACTTCCAGGGCAACCCGAAGGTCGTTGTCATCCTGGAGAGCAGTGGATGACGTGACGGACTCCGATGCCGCCTTCGTGAGGTACGTGGGCGCGTAGATGCCGTTCAGCGCCTCGGCTGTGGGTTTCTGGCCTGCTGTGAACACCGGAAGAGTCATGGTCCTGCCTCTCTCATGACGGTAGTAACGCGGGCGGTCTCGACAGGTGCACCTCTTCGCCAGGGGCGTGTGTCTTCACCACTCCGTTGACTGATCTTGTCACGGTGAGCACCTGGAGTGCCCCAGGCACGTTCACGGCCGTGACCGTCATGGTTTCCCCGCCCATCGCGATGTCGTACGGGGTAGTGAGCGACCATCCCGCCCCCGTGTTCACCACGGTCACATCTGTCTCCCCGGTCGTCAGATCCTCGAACAGGTATGACCCGCTCGTGTCGATCAACCCGAACGTGTCGTCTTCCAGTTCCCAGGCGTCCCAGATGTCGGCCGGTACGCAGTAGTAGGTGATGTCCCACTCGAACTGGGTGACGGTCTCCTCGTAGCCGATGATGAGCGCTCGCACAGGACCCGGGGGCATCCACGACGGCATGTCGTCGAGCTGAATGACCCGACCGATGTCGAGATCCTTAATGTCTACTCGGTCCGCGTAGCTCCTGGCCATGGAAACCCTGATCTGGTCATACCGCACGTCGTCCCACGTGCCGATGTGGACCTTCCAGCCCGCGTAGTGAGACGCCTGAGCGTCTCTGTGCAGGCTGAGTGTCGACGCGTCGTCGTACGTCCCGATCCTGGCAGTCCCGAGGCTGCTCGTTGAATCCTCGACGGTAGCGCTCGCGCCCAGTTCCCGGGTGACAGTGACCTTGTTCCTGGTCATCTGATCGTCTTCGGTCGGGTCAAGCGGCGCGACGATGTGAGTCTCGTAGCTGAGCAGCGCTGTCGGTGTCTGGTTCGCGAGGGAAGCTGTCGACGCGAACGTGAGCCACTGGGCCATGCGGTGTTCCCACATCATCCCGTCAACGGCCTCGACGGAGTTCAGCAGATCCAGGAGAGTCCCCTTCCCCTGCACCCCAAGCCTGATGTCCAGCTCGTAATACACGTCAGGGGTGACATTCGACTCGTAGCACAGCCGGTTGAACCGCGTGTCCACGTATTCGCCCTGATGCCCCCTCACGGCCGTGGAGTAGACCGTCAGGTCAGGTAGGTAGTTCTGCACGAGTATGTGCCCGATCCCGACCCCGGACAGTCCCCCGCTGGGCGCGACGGTGATGGACGAGATACTCCCCAGGGTGACCGCGGCGAACGTCCCGTAGGTCCAGTAAATGACCTCGTCGTCCTGGAACTGAACAGCGAGGGACCACGTCACGTTCGCGCCGTCCTGATCCATGTCGAACCCGACCATGCCTATCCGGCCGTCAACATCGAAACCTACCGGCCCGGTATCGAACCTCTCGGTGTCGGACGAGTTGAACACGTGCAGGGACAGTGAGCCGCCCGGTTCGTACTGCACCTCCCACCGACGACCGGTCCCGGTAGCAGTGGCGGACATGATCATCGTCGCTGACGCGATAGACCCGGCGTCCGGGAACGCACACAGGAACCTGACGGACCCGAGACCTGGCGTGTAGTACGGGACCTTCCCTCGCAGAGTCCCACCGTCCAGAGACATGACCGGATCGGAGCCGTACGCGGACGAGTTGCTACCGAAATCCACGCCAGGTCGGGTGACCTTCAGCGGGGAACCGTTCGCCACCCCGGACGCCCCAGAGGTGGCAAGCTGGCCGTCCTCACACGGCCAATACGCGACGACGTCAGTGGCGGAGGCTATCGCCCGACGCAACGGAGACTGGAGAGGGGAAGCACCCTGCCCGAGCCTGCGCAGTAGCCCAGCGGCCGTGAGGGTGACGTAAACATCGGAGCCGCCATCACCCCACCTGACAGGCCACTCGTAAACCTCACCGACGAACCTCGTGCTTCCGTCGAACTGCACCTTAATCGGCGTGTTGCGGCCTATCAGCCCGTACAGGGGTCCGGACGGGTTCCGGGGCGAGAACCTGCCGTCACGGTTGTTCAGGGTGAGCGTGCACGTCCCCGGCTCCGCCTGGGAGCCGAACGAGGAACGGCCGCGGCGAATCGTGATCCTGTCCCGGGAGTACACGTACGACGTGATGTCGTGCCACCCGGCCGAGTAGTAGAGCTGAACCGAGATGTCCAGTGGCGTGGCGGGGAACGTCATGAGCCCAGCACCGCCTGGACGTTGCCTCCGCGACCGCGAACCGCTTCCCTCAGGATCTCCACGAGGAAATTCTCCACGCGACCACCTGAGGAACGGAACTCCAGGGTCATGCCGCCACCGCCCCCGCCTCGGGCTCCACCCATGATCGTCTGGGTGTTCGCGTGAGGGAGAACAGTCGAGCCGCTGGGAAGCCGGACCAACTCACGGCCGTGCTCGTTGATCTCGATCAGCCCGTTCCGCGGCCCTCCGGACGCGGCACCTACGACACCGCCGTGAGCGAAGTGTGGAAGCTTGTCCATGATGCCGCTGATCCCCGAGGTGATCGTGCTCTTGACCTTCCCGGGGATGCTCCTGGCGTACGACACGAGACCGGCGAGGATGTTCTTCGCTGTCGCCACCGCCGACCTGGCAGCCGCCGGAATGCCTCGGAACATGGAGCTGATCGCACCACTGATACGGCCGGGGATGCTCCGCACGTAGCTCGCCATCGAACTGAATCGGGACTTCACGCCGCTTGCTGCCGAGCTTGCCCCGTCCTTCAGCCGGTTGAACGTACGGATAACGGACCCGATCACGTGGATGATCGCACTGAGAATGTTGATCGCCATCGTGATGTTGTTGACCAGGTACTTACCCATGATCGGCCCGAGCTTCTCGGAGACGAAGTCGGCTATCTTGTTCATCCACTTGTACAGCGTCTTCAGCTCAGGCTCATTGTCCTTCACCGCGTCGGACAGTCTGCCGAACGCCTTCGATACGGACTTCACCGCGCTACCCAGGACGTCCTTGAAGAACGGTCCGAGTTTCTCGGAGATGAACTTACCGACCTTCCTCAGGATCGGCATCGCCTTCGTGTCGAGGTCACCGAACGAATCGCGGATCGCCGGGTCCTTACCGAGATCCTCGAAGATGCCTATCGCCTTACCGGCCATGCTCGACAGACCGGAGGTGACAGCACGTTTCATCGCCTCAATCTTCTTTTTCGGGTCACTCGCGAGAGTGTCACCCATCTTCTTCGCTGACCCCTCGACCTTCCCGAACGCAGCTACGGCCGTGGTCGGGTCAATCGCGTACAGGGAGTCCTGAAGATCCTCAGCCTGAGTCCCGAACAGGTCGATGGCGAGTCCGGTCCGCTCAGCGGGGTCCTTGACCGCCTTCAGCCTGGTGATGACGTCAAGCATCGCCTTGTCGGCGTTCTTCCCACCCGCCGAGAACGTCTGGAACATCTGCTTCGCGTTCAGACCGAGCGCCTTGAACGCGGACGTCGACGTGTCCGAGCCGTCCTTCGAGCGGATAGCGAACTCCTTCAGGGCGTCCGCAGCAAGGTCGGTGTTCCTGGCACCCGCCTTCACCATCTGGTCAATCATCCCGAGCGCCTTCGGTGCGCTGAGGCCCAACGCCCGGAACTGCGTCGAGTATTCGGTGATGGTGTCCATCAGGTCATCAGACAGGTCACCTGTGTTCGTCATGGCCTTCGAGATCAGGTCGAACGCAGCTGGACCGTCCTTCGCAAGACCGTTCGCCATAAGTGCCTGAGCGGCTGCCATCGACTCGCGAACGTCCACGTCGAAGGTCTCGGCGAGGGACGACGCGGCCCGGGTGACGGCCTTGATGTCCTCGGGTGCCTTCGCCACGCCGGACTGGAGAGCACGGCGAGCGATATCAGCCACGTCCGCGAAGGACTCGCCGAATCCCTCCTTGTAGACAGCTCCAGCGGCCTCTCCAGCCTTCTTCGCCATCCCCGGGTTAGCCAACTGCGCTGACAGTTTCGTCATCGCAGAACGCTTGTCGAGGGCACTGGAGAGGGCGCCCATCAGTGCGGTCCCCAGTGACGCCCCGACAGCAAGTCCGGCCGTTGCCCCGAGCGCGGGGAGTGCCTTGAACTTCCCGGACAGACCGCTCTTGAACGAGGACCCAGCCTTGTCGCCGGACTTCCCGATCGTGTCCTCGGTTTCCCTGGCGAACCTCTTCGTGTCGCCCCGGGCCTCGTTCAATCCCTCCTTCACCTTGTTCTTCGAGGAGATGACAATCTCGACTTCGTTACTCATTCGGGATTCGCCTCCTGCTCAATAGTCAGGTATCGGAGTATGTCTGCCGGTTCAGCGAGAACCTGGGAGGGGAGACAGTGGAACCTGTCGCACAGACCGAGCACTGTCTCCGCCTCGTCCAGCTCTAACGGCTTGGCTACACGTTGCCCATCGGCAGACCAGCCTCCATGAGCGGCGGCATCTCTCCACTCGGAGATTTCTCTGCTAAAGGGGCGGACACACCGGCGATTGACGTCATCCACCCTTCCATCAGCTCCAGGGAGAATCCGGCATCGAGACCGATCAGCCCTTCCAGGGTCGCTGGGATATCCGCGTCGTCGTCATCGACCAGGTTCCAGCCGAGAAGCGCCTTCGCGAACATGCCCAGTGCCTCACGGAACGCGCCCACGTCGCCGAGACCCTGATCGACAAGCTCAGTGATCCGCATCAGTTCCCCGAGCGGAATCGACCGCGCATGCACGATCAGACCGGGATGATCCTCGAACTTGATCTTCCGCACCCCAGTAGGTGCCGTGTACTTAGCCATCACGGCCCCCACGTGGGTGCAGTGCCGTCAGAGAGCACGGCCGGGACGGACCACGTGAGTTCCCCGCCCTGTGCCCGCGTGAGCGCGTAGTCAGTGAGCAGGCACTCACAGGAGAGTGTCTGACCGGACACCCCGATCGCCACGGTGCGAACCACGCTCGTCGAGCAGACGTCGCTCAGCACGTCGTGGGAGGCGTCCGCGGCATCGTTGAACTCGCCGTTCATGGTGATGTTGAAGTCAGCGAGGCCCAGGATGCGCTCCATCGCCAGCTTGTCGATGCCGGTCACGTCGATAACAGCACGCGGAGTCGCGAACTGAAGGTTCGTGATGTCGTTCTTGATGTCCTTCGCGGCCGTCGCTGAGTTGTCAACGCTCAGCGTCGACCACCCAAGACCCGATTCCTTGGCCATGGTCAGCCCCTTTCCAGTCGTGTTCTGATCTGATCCTGGGTGTTCGCGAAGTCGTCCACCCAGTCATCTATCCGCGCGTGCCTGTGCACGTTCTGCGGACGCATCGTCCGATGGTCACCTCGGTACCGGAGACACAACGGATCGCCGACAGGGACAGTGTGCGACCTGAAGCACCGCTGGCCCGGGGGGAAGTCGAACACGGTGAGGCCCGTCGCCGTCTTGTACTCGGAGAAACGACGGCCGGAC